GTTTGGTCTGTTCGACTAACTGGCGTTATGGGGCATACATTTGATTATTGTGATGTTCAGGATGCTGGCTTTAATATTCTTACAAGCGATCAAAGTGCAGCGGGGTATATGCAGGCAAATCTTAATCAGTACAACTTTGTTTATTTTCAAAGAATTCCAGGATTGGCCGTTGATATTGATCGAGCCGCTAACCTAACTTTTAGATCTTGCAACTTTGAAAGATGTGGAACCACTGGCAACACAAATACAGGAGGAGTAAGAGCAACAAGATTAAGCCCAGGAGGTGAAGGAGTAGATATTACTTTTGAAAACTGCTGGTCTGAAACTCTGATGGGGCCATTCCTTCAGGTTTCAAATTCAAATGGCGTTATAGTTATCAATAATACAATGGTAGGCAATGCGGGCAATACTTCAGCCAACAACATTATTAATAACGGATGTAAGCTTTTATTATCTGGGTCAACGAGAATACTGGGATCAACTACAGGGGTAAGAACTCAAAACACTGGAGAAACTCGTGTTTCCGGATTCGTCCGGGTTAATACTCACGTTGAAGAATCCGGAGGTATTTACAAAACGGCTCAATATGTTTAAATAATTATAATAATGGAAGAAATTTTATTAATAATTAAGGAGAGACTAAACGATAAGGTCGAAACCATTGTAAATGGTGGAACTTACTCAGTCGTAAAAGAAGGAGACATAAATGTTTACCGTGTTATATTCTATGGAGATATTAGCCGAGCACGGGCTGTCAGAATTGAAGAGAACGCCAACGGAGACCAACAATTTTACTATGCTGGCTTTCATTCTGTGAATGAGGTCCTGAAAGTTATTCATGATAATCAAGAAGTAGAGGTAACAACCAATGAATAAAATCGTACTATATAGAAGCGGCACACCCTTGTTCAACTTGATTGAGCGAGGGAAACGTTCTGTGGATTCGGCTACATTAAATCGTGTTCTGCTATCTGATGACGCATTAACGATTAAGATGAACTCTTGTGAAGTCCTAGACATTAGAATCAATGATTATTTTATTGTGTTCGGCTCTGTTTATCGCATCAATGTTTTGCCAGGCTGTACAAAAAAATCAGAAAGGGAGTATGAATACAACATAACAGCGCAAGGCCTTATGTTTGACCTGCTTCGTTGTAAATACTTCAACGCTGATGCCACTGGTTTCGGTCCAGACCTGGAGTTTCCTTTGATTGGAAATATTGAAGTTTTCCTGTTGGCATTGAAAAACAATATGCAGCGCTTCTCTACCAATTGGGAAATTGGAAACTTTACCAACGGCGAAACTAAAACAATAACATTCGGGGATGATACATGTCTGTCGGCCCTGCAGAAGATCTGCTCAGAATTCAAGACCGATTTTTGGGTTAAATACGAAAATGGAAAATATGTAATTCACACCGGAGACTATGGCAAAAAAGTTCCAATAAAGTTTGAGTACGGTAAAGGTAAGGGGCTATATTCATTAACGCGAAGCAATGTTGATGATAATGACATTATCAATCGCCTGTACGTTTTCGGAGGAACGAACAATATTCCTAATGAATACAGAAACTTCAGTAAGCGTTTGAAGCTTCCGGGAGCTGATAACTTGGAGGACGCGGGATCGATCGCTTCTTTCGGCTTAAAAGAAGGCTCCATAACCTTTGATGAAATTTCCCCAAAAAGAACAGGCAAAATAACTTCTTTAGGTGACACAAAGTTCAAGTTTTCGGATTCTACCATGGACTTTGATCTTAATGAAAAGGAATCCGATGGAGTAACGACTAAATATCTGATTGCTGGAACTTCTGCGAAAGTACATTTTAATACTGGTAATCTGGCTGGATATGAATTCGAGATCAAAAAGGGCGGGTATAACCATGCTACAAAATCATTTGAAATCATTCCTTTCAAAAATGACCAGGGACAGAGTTTCCCGGACGAAGCTTCTGCAGCATTTCAATTTGCTGTTGGTGACGAATATGTGCTGCTTGATATTGTAATGCCTAAAACATATATAGATAATGCCGAAAACGAACTTTTACAGAAGGGGATTGAACAATTTGAATTAAATAAGAATGCTAAAGTTTCTTATGATCTCAATGTCGATCCGACCTATATGGAAAAAATCGGAATCGGCCGTTTTGATATAGGAGACTATATAGGTGTGTATGATTCAGATTTAGGAATTGACAAGGTTCTGCGTGTAAATCAAATTACAACAGACTTCATCCAAGGGGGGGATTATAATCCGTTCCGGACTAAGATTGTTATAGCTGATTCATATGAGATAAATTACGCTTCACAGCTGGTTCTGGATATTAAAGAGATCAAGAATGTAATGTCAATTACCAATCTAGGACAGATCAATTATTCAAAACTGGGATTGAAAACAACCGAGGAACTGAAGAATCTCGTCTTTGACACGGATGATTATTTTCTCCCAGAGAACATACGACCGAACTCTATTGAAACAAACATGATTTCTGTTGGCGCCCGTTCCCAGCAAATAAGCTGCAGTGTTGTTTTCTATGTAATGTTTGAAAACGATAAGAATAAAATAAAAATCAATCCGGGAATCATCTACTCGCAGACAATGGACAAAGAATGGAATATTCCGGAAGTTGTAGAAACGATTCCAGATGATCAGTTCAGATATGTTTATGGGAAATGTTCCAAAACCGATCAGACCGGCTCAATTGTCTTCACGCAGGAACAAATAAAGTTCGATTCTGATGCTAATGATTATTATTTTCTTATCGGTGTGCTTCATTCTGTAGTGGAAAACGTGCGAGTATTATCAATCACCGTTGGTACAACAACCATAAACGGCGGACTAATCAGAACCGGAATTATTTCTTCTTTGGATTCGCAAACACAGTTTAATCTGGATACGGGAGAAATTAAAGGAAAAATCAAATTTCTAACCGGATCAGATGGGTTTACATCGATTAATGGAGGGCTACTGATGTCTCAGGTCATCGAAGTTGGCGACGCTACAACAAAAAACGCGTTTATCTCCAGTACAACAGATGCGGGAGACATCACCGGAACGAGTATACGATTCGGAGCAGGGAAAGATTATGCAAACAGAAATACAGCTCCTTTCCGGGTGCAGCATAACGGAAAAATGATTGCGGAAAACGCTGATATTAAAGGCGTGATAACCGCAACTTCTGGCACGTTTACTGGAACAATTAATGCACAACAGGGAACCTTTGGCAACACTGCGGGCAATAATTACTTTACAATTTCCTCTAACGGATTAGAATCTCCACAGGGATGGTTTGTCACAGGCGACTACACATCCGCAAATAAAAAGTTTGTTCAAATTGTCGGCACAACCGGAGCGCCTATGCTAACCATAAGAGACGAGAAGTCAGACGGAACATTTCATACCTGTCTATTATTGAGTGCGGCCAACGGCACAGACAACCTTGCATTAGATATCGCCAATGGAAATATTAGAGTAGCCGGCAGTATCGGGGTGACAGCTAAAGTAAAATTTTCCGACGGAACAGCAACGCCATCATATTTGAATTTCATTAATGGAATATTCACTGGAATAACAAGTAGTTAAAAGTATAACAATGAAAGAATTTATAATAAAAAATCTCCTGTCCATACATTCTGGCGGGATTGGTGGTAAAATCTGGGCATCATTTCAGTTGGCTGCGGTTCCAGCTGTAGGGTTAACCATATCAGAGCGTCTTACGGGTTGGTATATTGAATCCTACGTATTTATTTTCGTTTTGGGATTTGCTTTGATTGCAGATTTGGCAGCCGGGATATGGAAGCATATGAAGCTTAATACATTTTCTCCTAAAAAAATGGTAACCGGATTCTGCCAGAAAATAGGGCTCGTAATTCTTGTTTACTTTCTAACTGAAGCATTCATTCAGATAATTTCTGATGCCGATTTGGATAGCGTTTATTTCAAGGTTGCAAGTAAGATTATGATTTTCATTTATCCAGCAGGCAATGCCTTGGTGAATATCGGAATTATAACTGATGGGAAATTCCCACCGCTGGCTTTTCTGAAGAAATTTGAAAAGTTCAACAAGACTTTAGACATCAGAGATTTAAACCTTAAAAATAAGAACGATGAAAGCGAAAATAATGATAGTAATCATACTGAGTAGCATTCTGATGGGATGCCGTACAAAGCATAAAACTACGTTTTTTTCCCGGGAGGAGCAAACAGAAATTGAACGTGTTCAGCTGGATTCAGTCAAGGAGAAAGTATTGAAAGAATCCACAAAGAAAATATCGGATCAAATAATCAAAAAGAAGCTGGAAGACTTCTCTGGCGATATTGTGATTCGGGGAAAATCCGATACACTAAACCCGCTGATCTTTCATAATATCATAGGACCAGACACATTGCAAAGTATAGTAATCCGCGGCACGGCTGACTACTATATCAATAACCATTATCGAAAGTCAACCGAAGACAAAAAAGAATCTTCCAGCGAAGAAAAAACAAACATAATTCAAGACTTAGCCAAGACCGCTGTTTCAAAAGAAACGATCAAGGCAGTTGCTGCTGAAGTTGAAAAGAAAACCAACGACATAAAAGCAAAAGGATTTCAGGCTGGATGGTGGGTTGTTTTGGTTGTTTTGGGATCTGTGGGAATTATAATTTTTGGAATATATAAATACTTCAAAAAATGATCGAAACGCTTTTCAAAATAACTCTTTACTTATTAGGTGCCGGAACTGGTTTCTGCGCTAAAATACTAATTGACGAAAAATTAAAGAAATGAAATTATTTAGGAAAAAAAATAAGGTTGTACAAGTGTTTGAATCTGAATGTGATAATAAATTATTCACTGCGGATATTAAAGGAAATCTCATTTCCTTTTGCTGCGAAAAAGGATTTAAAAAGAGTTTAGAAGATTTTACAAAAGAACTTAAGAAATGAGAACATCACAAAAAGGGATTGACCTTATAAAAGAATTTGAGAGCCTGCACGATGGCGATTTGAAAAAACCGGGTTTGCAGCCAAAGATGGACCCAGTAGGAATATGGACAGAAGGATACGGCCGGGCAATGAGAGATGATAAAGGCAACTTTTTAAAAGGAGCCGGAAATAAAGCTGTAGCAGAAAAAAGAGCTACGATACACACCGAGAAGGAAGCAGAGGACGCACTACGTCAGGATCTGGCTGTTTACGAAAATATTGTTGCTAAGAAAATAAATATTCCAATTACTCAAAATCAGTTTGATGCTTTAGTTTCTCACACCTATAATACAGGCGGATCTGATGGGCTTTTTAAGCTTGTCAATGACCGTGCGCCAAGAGCGTCAATCCGGGATTGGTTTCTTACAAAGTATATTACTGCACAAGGAGTAAAACTTAACGGGCTGGTTCGCAGAAGAAAAGCTGAAGCAGATTTGTTTTTCTCTAAATAAATAATCCCCACCTCAGACGTGGGGATTATTATTAGTTATTGTCGATTAAATCTCTCCAAAGTAGCTATAACATAATCCATGTTTACAGCGACAGAATACCCTGAATTTTTAGCATCATAAATACTTGTTATAGTTCCATAATAGTTATTACTAACTGGAAGTTTAGTATTATGAGGAATAAATTGAATAAGGATTCCGATTAGATATTGTTTTATGAGACCATGGCTATGTTGTGTATATTGGAAAACAGGGCCTCCACTATTTCCAGGATGAACTTGACAGTCTAAAACTATGTAGCCTTTTTCATTGTATATTTGAGATACCATTCCTTTTCTAACTAAAGGTAAATCAAAATCAAATTGTTTGTCATTTTGTATTTGTAAAGAAGTTGGATAACCAAATATGCCGACGTCATGTCCAATTTGGACTAAATTGCTTGTTAAAATTGAAGCTCCTGGTACAACAAAAAAAACTCCAGGCCTAGGGTTGCTTTCAACTATTCCTTCGGTAAAATTAGCATGTTTTGGACTCATTTCATTTTCAAAAATATCAATAGCGATTATGTCGTTTTTTTCATCAAAAATTACTTTGCTATTTTTGCTTAATATAACCATATCCATCGTAAAGCTGCTTAGAAAATAGTTATCGGAATTCAATTCTTTTTTTGAGTATTTGACTAGGACAGTTTGGCTTAGAAATTTGTTATTTTCCATGTTTACAAAAACGTGTTTTGCAGAAATCAAATATATACGGTTTTTGTATTCCATTAAAAAGGCAGTGCCAGAATATTGATTAATTTCAACATACATTGGGTATGCTAAATTATCTTTAGATATAGGTAACATGTTTTTTTCTGCAATATACAAATAAGACAGTAAGGTTATTAACGGATTTCCGTAATTAATATTTATTTTGTTTTATTAAATTTGTCCCATTTTCAATTTTGATAGTTTTCAAATGCGCCCGACTGCACTTGTGATAGTTTATCATAGGGTTTCTTAGGTAGTATTTCTTTCGATTCTTTTTTTAATTTCTAATTTTTTGTGGATAACTTTTTATTGCGTCAAGTTCTGTCGCATAAAGGGTTTTGCTTTGCGGTATGAAAATTTAACATTGGTTTGTTCTGTTTTGGTTCAAAATGTTCATAATTTTGCGTTATGAAAAGTACCGGAAATTTAGAGTTATTTGTATTGGAAAGTGCGGAACCTGTTGTATTAAAGCCACTGGAAGAGCGTTTGCATGCCGGAGGATATGGAGCGTTTCCGAGTGCTGCACTTGACTTTCCGGATGAAAGTATCGATTTTTTAAAGCTATTGGTTAAAGATGCAGAAACTACTTTTCCGGGAAGAATTTCCGGGGATTCGCTGAAAGATATAGGAATACTTAATGAGGATTGGTGTTTGATACAAAAAGGTATCGAAGCCCGTCCGAATGATCTTGTAGCAGCAATTATTGAAAATCAGTTTTTCATTAAGCGGTTTCGACCGCGGTACGGTGCCGGGAATGCTATCAAAGAACTGAAGCTGCAGTCGGCCAATGTTGAATTTTCAGACTTTGACATCACAGATGAAACGGAATTCTTTCTCTGGGGTGTCGTTACGTGGACATTTAAGAATTGGAGAAAATTATGATTGCTTTAATTGACGGAAATAACTTTTATGCTTCCTGTGAGCGTATTTTTAATTACGGATGGCGGAACCGTCCGGTAGTTGTTCTGTCTAATAATGACGGGTGTGCAATAGCCAGGAGCAACGAAGCTAAGGCACTCGGCATTCCTATGGGAGAACCATACTTCAAAATAAAGCAACTTGAAAAAACACACGGGCTGGTTGTGTGTTCTGCTAACTTTGTCCTTTACGGCGACATCAGTAATAGAGTGGTACAGATCACCCGGCGATACTGCAACGATATTGAGGTATACAGTATTGATGAATCATTTTTATTTCTTGATGGATACTCAGATCAGCATCAGAGAATGGTAAATCTTCGGAGAGATGTACTCAAAGGCTTGGACTTGCCTACCAGTATCGGGATGGCCCCAAGTAAAACGCTGGCCAAAGTCGCCAATAAAATAGCAAAAAAGTTTCCAGAAAAGACAGGATCTGTTTACATGATCGACACACATAAAAAACTGGAAGCTGCATTGAAATGGTTTCCTCTGGAAGACATCTGGGGAATCGGACGCAGGTATCATGATCGATTTAAAAATTATGGGGCTCACACTGCTTGGGACTTCACACAATTCCCAGATGATTTCCTCCGCAAAGAAATGGGAATTCTTGGCGTACGTATGAAAAAGGAACTTCTGGGAGAGGCACAATATACAATGAGTATTCCGGAACCTAAAAAAAACATTTCAACCACACGAACTTTCGATACAGGCCATGCAGAATACGACTACGTGCATGAACGTGTTTCCACCTTTGCGTCTGAGTGCGCCCGTAAACTTCGTGAACAGAAATCATGTTGCAGGCACGTAACAGTGTTTATTACAACGGACCGATTCAAACAGAATCAGGTCCAATATTCGGATTCTTTCACAGTTACTCTTCCTAATCCGAGTAATTCGAGCATCGAAATTTCAAAATACGCTAAAAAAGCACTGGATAAAATATTTATCTCTGGACCTAAATATAGAAAAGCTGGTGTGATTGTGGGAACTTTCGTTCCGGATACCGAAAGAATGACAAGCATGTTTGATGAAGATCTACACGACAAGCACACGCCAATCATGCAGGCAATGGACGCAATGAACAGCCGCCTGGGTAAGCAGAAGGTAAAACTAGCGTCTATGGATGTTCAAACGACTTGGAAGATGGATCAAAAACACCTGTCGCCCAAATACTCTACAAGCTTTTATGATTCAATTATTCTGAAAGCGTAAAAGCGCATGTTGGAATTAGTTATTCATTCAGTAATAAAACAGTTGATCTCAAGAAGATCTGACAGAAGAAATTGTAGAGAAGGAGATTAGGGAATTGAAAGATAAAGGTGTCATATTTTAAATAAAAATACCCCTGTATTAACAGGGGTGTTTTATTTTTAGAATCTCTAAGACAGTCGTGTTATTGTATAATCAAAATCAGATATTTCGCCTTCAAATTCATGTTCTTTATAATAATTAAGATTTAAACTCTCGCCAATTTTTAAATTTATAATTCTGTTACTCTTGTCAATTGAAAGTCCGTAGATTTTAATTTCAATAATATCCAATCTATTTTTAAATTTTTCAATCTTATTTATTAAATTATTTTTTATTATCAAAGAATATTCTCTACTGCGAATTGCCTCTAATTCCAGCCATTCTGGACCTCCTTTTTTTATATATCTGGAATAAACCACCTTTGTCATAGAAGCATCTTTTTTCCAAATATTAGATGATGAAATTTTAAACTCAGTGTTTATTGTTTCTAATCCTTTTAAAAATTCTTCAGCAACTCTATTTGCAAGGCTTATATCTGTTGTATTGATCCATAGAGCATTAAGCCTATCATCATGTCTAATTATATCAATGTCCATAATTGTACGGTTTCATGTTAAAATAGTTCTTTAATGTCAATTTCAAGTATTTTACACCATTCTCTTAATTTTCTAACACTAATTCCACGTTTACCGTTTTTATATTCAGATATTCTCGCCTCTGTGGTTCTTAACAATGGGGCGAGTTCTTTGCCTTTTTTATTTGAAAGCAAAATTAACTTTTCAATTTCGTTCATTTTTAAATAATTTCAGGGTTATTTAATGCCAGCCATTCACCAGCTAAACGCATAAGCTTTGCATAACTCATTAAATCTAAATTAACAGAAGTGAGTTCAGATATTTTTTGAGTTTCATTAAAATTATATTCTTCAAACTCAATAATTATAGCAGTTTCTTTATGGGCTAAAAGCCATAAGCCAGGCAAATCTGATCTTATCAATTTAAATTCATTATCTTCAAATGTAGGTGCTGCAGATTTAAATTTATCTAATTTAATTTCTCCCACGACTATTTTAGCTTGGTACCATTTGCCAGCACGTTTTAAAATACTTCGGATATGCGAGAAATCCTCTACATCTTCAAAATCTTCGTCATTCATTACCTTAAAAATAAAATGCCATCCTTTTATTATTTTTTCATCAAAAATATCATCAAAGCCAAGTCCAACAGATGTATAATCGTTAACACGAGGTAGCTTAATAACTTCTATAAGCATTTCAGGCACTAAGTTGTGCCTGATTATGCTTTTTTCTTCGTTGAAAAATTCGTATTTGTTCATTAAATTAATATTGATTCGGTCAGTTGTTTTTCTGTGTAAGCAATTTTAACCGTTTTTGTTTTATAATCAATCTCAATATTTCCAAATTGAGCATCTGTAATTATAGTTGCTGTATAATCTTTATTTGCTTTTTTAAGGCTTTTAACTGCCTGTTGAGCCTTTTCTTTAGTAGAGAAGTGAGCCTGTAAATTTTGATTAAATGCACCAATAGAAAAACAAAATAGAGGATCTACACTATTAAATATTTTCTGATCTCTTTTTGTTGCATTGCCTTTTTTTGGTGTTAGAATTACCCAAGAAATTTGATACTTATTTAAAGTTTTCATAATATTTACCCACTATTATCTGCATCGGGGTTCGGTTTAAATTTTAATGAGCTGGTTTGTCTCTCATTTTCTAATGCTAAATTACATCTAATTTTTTAATTACGCAATATGTGTAATTAAATTTAACAAAAATTAACATTATTTATTTCTAAATAAGAAAACAGCAGTATATAACCGCTGATTACTTAATATTTAACTCTTTCAGTATGGTATCCAAATTTAATGAGCCATTCCTCGGTTAAGGGGATAGGAATAAAATTATTAATAGCATAAGTGTTCTCTTCGCCATTTTCTATAAATGTTACATGAGATTCTGATATCCTACATACTACCACTTGAATGCCACTATCTAGAATATTAGGAAATAGTAGATAGTTAATGAAATTTCCTATTCTCAATTCTTTTGCTTCCATATCAATTTTCAATTAGTTTTTTTTGACAAACAGTGCACGTAAGGGAAAGGCCTGTTTTGCCCCATACATTCACCCCGCATGTACATGAATATTTTTTTCTCTTTCCGGAGTACCGGCCCCGACTTACTTTCTGTTTTTTTACTGGAACAACTTCCATGGCTTCAAATCCGGTTTCCTGAAGCTTTTGAAAAGCTTTCTGGAATAGCCCACCATCAATTACAAAATCGTACATTCTACGGCCAGTTTTGAAGCCGTCAGGAGTTCCCGTATCTGATGTTTGAAGTCCTACCCTTTCCATAATCTGGGAAAATTCGAGATTGTGATATCCACTTTTGCCGGGTTTGCCGAAAATATGTTGTTCCAAGTGGCACATTTCATGAACAATCGCCTGGTGAAATTCAACATCATAAATATTTATAAAATCAGGATTCAAAGCAATTTCATGTACCTGTTTTCCGTCTTTTTTCCACAGGTCAGCCAAAAACATTCCGGACATCTTGGAATCTCTGGATAGAGTGAAAACAACATCAGGCAGCTTTCTCTCAAAAAGAGAAGTATTATAATAGTTGAATATATTGTTAATGTATTGTAGATTTTGCATTTACTTTATTTTGGTAAATTTACTATTTCTGATAATCCCGACCAACGAAATAGCCAAGCATAAAGAAGTCTAAAGGATTTATTTCTTTGTCATGGTCGAATGGTTGAAATCCTATGATCTTACATAAAATTCCATCATCATCGTAAATCCAATTTCCTAAGCGTAGTTCTTGTGGTTCTTTCATGATTCTATTTGTTTTAAAGCAGAAGGGGTTAATTCAAGTTCATATTTACACAAACATTCTACACATTTTAAATCTCTGTTGAAGTCCCAATCATCACTATTAATCTTATAAGCTATCATAATATCTTTTTGTGAATTATGCATATAATGATTAATTTTTAATCCAACTTTTGATTTTCCTATGGCAAACCCTTCAAACAGTACTTTCTCTTTAGCTTTATCCCACTTTTCAATTTCAAAATCATTCATCATAGCATTCGAACCTCCATAATAAGTAGGAGAATCCCAATACTCGCCTTTTTCATCAACCGTAACAAACATTCCAAGCGTTAAAGGCTGTTTTAAAAACGTTGCATAATTGCTAATTTTAGTTAGCATTTCTGTCTCATTATATCCAGGGGGATTTTCATTTAAAATTTCTAAACAAAAATCTGTCATTGGTTGTAGTTTCATTTGATAAGATTTTCGGGATTAATTATTGAGGCTTTCATTTTATTATAATCTCCAATGGTAGCCGGATGCTTCTACGGCTGAAATGAAGGAATGTAAAGGATTAAGTAAAAGACCGTCAGGGTAAACTTTATAATCCACATACCCACTATTACCATCTAGATCCATGTACTTAGATTCCTCAACAAGATCTACTGCTATCTCCTCTGTTAATTCTGAGCCTAAGCAGATCATTTCTAATTCTTCATTAATGTCCAATTGTGAATTGATATATTTTTGACTATCAATGAAAGCCTTAATATTCTTTTCTAATGAAAATCCATTTTCTGGAAACTCCACAATAAGAAGCCTCTCCTTTAATTGTAACTCAACGGTTTTCATGATTCGCGTAATTTAATCCAACCGTATTCAATTAGTTTTTCAACAGACAGTCCCATCCATGGTAATGCGTAGCCTTTTGAGCGGAGAAAATCAGCTGAATTAATTTGATAGATATATAGATTCGTATTTGTTGCTAAAAATATTTTTCTATTGCAGAATCCAATTCTAAAAGCATCTTCATCAGTAATTAATGTGAGTGGTTTTAAATTAGCATAACAATCTGTAATATCACAACCAGATGGTAATTTCCCAAACTCATCATTTTCTCTCCATATCCATTCGTCATTCTGAATGCAAGGCACGCTATAATATTGAGCGAAGAATTTTGCTTTATTTTCTAATGTATTTTCCATTGTTATTTTTCTTTAAAGTTGATTTGTTGAAGCGTCAGAAGGTGACGCGTTTTATAGTTCGGTGGCGGATTGGATTAATTTTAATACGTCATCAGCATTATCTTTCAATAAATCTTCTGCGTACAGCTTTCGTAGCATTTCAAGCATTTCAGGGGCTTTGACTATTAATTGAGCATTTGCTTTATATTCTTCTCTATATCGATTAACGGACGCTATTTCAATATGATCTGAAACAATCATCATTTCAGGTTCGCTGCCTATAAACTTCCTTTGCCATTGGCCCGGTGTTCCTTTGAATTCCATTCTATTGATTTTTTTAGTTTGTTAGTGATTTTTTTAAAAGGCCCCGAAGGGCCCGGGGTTAACAGCCACAAGAGTGGACAGAGTTTGAATGCCACACAACCTGATCTATGTATTGTCCTGTGCTTGGCTGGTATACCCATTCGACGCCCCATGTCACCTGAAACATATAGCCTTCGTTATACACACATGCCGAACCGCTATCAGCTAAATAATCAGTATGGCACATAATCTCTGCTTTGCCTCTAGCTAGCTGGTTAGCTTCTAATAAAGGTTTAACCGAATTGAGAACAGCAGCATCGTCTATAACAGTCTTAGAAGCTGTTTTTTGAGTTTCTGTTTTCTCTGTAGAGAATACTTCATTGTTTTCGTTTTGGCATGCAGCCAACATTGTCAGTGCCATAGCACCGATGAAAATTAATTTTTTCATTGAAAATGTTTTGATTTTTACGCCTGCAAAAGAACGGTGCAGACTTCCGTGTTTATTTTAAATCAAATAGACTGTTGATTTCGTATTTTGGCATCGCGTTGATAGCACAATCAAGTATTGTTTTGCCTGCTTCATAATCGACGAGATTTCGAGCTATTTTATCCTTACGCTGACTTCCATTATAGCTAGATAAATCTATGTTGTGAAATTTTTCAAGCTCCTGCAGCTCTTTTGTTGTATTGGAAATTTTAAAACGTCTATCTCGTAAGTTAGTTGGCAGTATTAAATTAGTCCAATACAAGTGCCTACCTCTTTTATTTGCTGGTATCAAGGGCTCATAGTATGGAATAACATTTTCAACAACCCATTTACCGGTTTTGAAGTAGTGTTGAAGAAAAATTATTTCTTGGTACAAAGTCATGTCGGGATAAACAGGCTCAGTTGCAGTATCGTAGTTTGACGCATTCCAATATCTAGCTCTTGAGTGCGTCGGGCATGGTGGCGAACTCCAGATAAAATCAAAATCTTTATAATGATCTAATAGATATTGATGAGCATCAGCAATTATAACCGTATCATTGGGAAATCGCTCCTGGTACATTCTTGCGAGTTCGGGGTCTAACTCAACGGCCGTTATCTCATGCTCATCACCCCATTTGTAGCGGTTACCCCCTAAGCAGGCATATAGATTTAGTATTTTCATTTCTCTGTTATTTTAGTAGTTCCGGATTGGAGTGTATGTTGCCAGTAATTTCACTGTTTGATACTTTGGGGTCAAGAATTGAAATCATTTGACCTTTCATTTTGGCGTCTATAAAACGAAGCACATAAGCACCATCCGGCTGCTGTTCAACTACACATCTTAATACACCTTTGCCCATAATGTCACCTTCAAATATCTCTACTCCGTTCTTGTCCTTCAAGCCTGTGTACTGGCCGACTGTTAAGGGATCAACTTCTTTAGGACTTGAATCGACATGCCCCTTATAAATATAATGTGCAACATCTTTCTTTATCTTGAATTCTTTTTTAAATTCTTCACTAAAAACAGTTGAGTAGTAAAAACCATATACCCATTTTCTGCTTCCGAGGCTGAAACCTCTATATTTTATTTCTCTCATGATTTTGATTTTAGGCCCCACCGAAACGGGGCAGTTGTTTTACCTGTTTTTTAGGCCTAATTTGTTCAAAAGGTTTCTCTGTTTACCACTTAGGTAACGAGTAACGTTTTTGTAACCTACACCGTTTCGTCTGAATATCTCAGTTCTAAACTTTATTGTTAAGTGAGGCGGTCCGAGTAATCTTTCATGCATGCGCGTAAAATTCACCAATTCATCATCTGACATCTTCGATAGCTCTTCAGAGAATTCTACAGCAGTCAAGCATTTTAATTGATTATACTTCGTTTCATCGGTACCCGACAAATAATCGTCTATTTGAACCTTCAGGGCCTTTATATCGGCTTCAGTTAGTTCTATTTCGCCGATTGATAATTTCACTATAAGCATTTTATTATATTTAAAAATTCGACTATAACCGTACGACAAATGTATTTGATTTTATTTTAATCGAACAAAAATAATATGTTAATATTTTGTTAAATGTTTTAGTGTAGTCTAACAGAATGTTATTAATAGGTAATTTTGTGCTATTAAAATCGAATATTCATGCTAGATATATCACCATTATTAAATCAAAGAGGTTGGACCCAAGCCGAACTCGCTAAAAAAATGGGTATTGCAAAAAGTACATTAACAGACAATTTGAAAAACCCGACATTAACAAAATTGAACTCTATCGCTGATGCTTTGGGTGTTCCGGTTCGAGATCTTTTCCCTGCTGGAGTTGACGAGAAAGGACAGGAGCTTTTTATTAAAGATGATAAAGGTAATTTTAAGTCCATCGGATTTTTGAATACAAAACCTTAACAGTCTCCTTTTGTCGCTTCGGCAGATAATTTGATTTTTCTGCCCTGTTTCGCTGGTAAGTCCTGATAATACTTTTAATTTCGGGCTTCATTTTTTTTGATCTCTTTTTTTATCCAGTTATACACTAAATCGTTTTTCACTAGGGTAGTAGCCATGGCCTGAAGTCTTTCAAATGCATGATTTACGTTTTTGTGCAGAAATTCTTTCGGGTCTCGGAAGTATTCTGAAAGGTGCTTTATTTCAAATTGGTTGAACATCACGGATTTTGTTTTCATGCGTTCAGCCTGTAGGATGGTAAACATTTTCTTCTTAATGACGATTTTCTGAGCAATCGGGTCCGACACAAACTTTCTTAGTCCTCCTTTCTTCAACACCAGTTCGTAGAACAAAAAAGCACGTTCGCAAGGCTTGTTTTCTTTGACGGCTCGGGTCAGTACTTCCCAATTTTTCCGCTTTTCGGCTCTTGCTTCTTCCGGGGTTCTTTCTATTTCCGGATTGATAAGTCTTTTCAGTTTCTGCATTCCAAGAGTGTGCTGTTGGCTGTGTACTTTGAATTCCTGGTAAGCCATCAATATTTTACCGGCTTGGGCAGTTGATAGAGTAGGAAAGAACTGAATTTGATTCCCTAAAAAATCTCTAAGTTCGCCACGGGATGCCATTCGATAAGCCTCCAGTATTTCTTCACCTGTTATGTGATATGGAAATGTCCGGAGATATGCTCCAAATTCGGAAATCGCCACCTCCGTGGGGTTTAATCCGTTTTCGTAAACAATTCCTTCAAGTTTAGGGAAGCTCATCTGAAATGCAGCAATAAGCTTTCTACTGATCTTCTCACGTTCTGCCATTCCGAAAACCTTGTCTTTTACAGAAGGGTACAACACCTCTTTCTTCACAATTTCAGGTAGCTTCGAAATAACGGACTTCTCCATTAAGCAGTTGGGTTGTCCCATCAACCTTACCTCCACTTGCTCTGATTGTGCCAGATCCGTTGTTTGTGTTAAAATTATTTGATTGTCCATTGCTTAAATCTTTGTTGTTATAATTGCCTTCCAGAATTTTCACAAAATTTGTTGGCTTTAAAATCCAGTCAAAATCTGCTGTCCATTGGTTTCGATTTTCGCCCGCAAGAAAATTAGATTCTCCCGCAGATTTTAATACTTCTTTTACCTTTTCCAACCCATAATCACTAATGCGTGCTTTGATTGATGATTTTCTGGACTTACTAATTACTTGAACCTTTGGCAGGCGTGAGCAGTTATCATGAAAGTATTTTACCAAATCATTTACTGCTTCTACAACTTCTTTTTTTTCTTCAGAAAATAAATATTCTTGATCTGGGGGTTCAGGGGGAATACTTTTACTTTCTTCTTTTACTTTATCTTTTACTTTTACTTTCTCTTTAGGTTCCTGTTTGGTTATGCTTTGGTTATGCTTTGGTTTTGGTTTGGTTTCTTCTTGGTTATGGTTAGGTTTTTCTTTTGGTGGCCTTCCACCACTTTTACCATTAATAAACTTCTGGTTATTAGCGTCTATTTGAGGTTTTATCAAAGTAAATATAGCTCGTGCTACGGGCTTTAGATTTTCAGTTGTTACTCCGTTTAAGCCATACTCCATTATGGCTGTAAGCACTTCTCCCTGAATATCTCTCGGCAGATCTTTAATTCCCTCATAGAAGCTACGGTAAAAAACAAATCCGTCTCTTTCCATCCTTCTATAGCTTTAGTAGTAATTCTGTATTCACCAGGTTACAACCTGTATTTTCTTTTGAAATTCCGGACTTTTTTATCAATCTTCACATCTTGCCGGGCTCAATAACGTTCAAAAAACAACTAATCTGCTTGTGCTTCACATCGTACAATCGTAATTGAGGAAGCAGGATCTGTTTTATGTTCTCTGGTTTCAATTATCTCAATAATATTGAGTTTGTTGTCTGTCCTGTTTGGTTTGTGGAGCAGTGTTTTATGGTAAACAGTAGCGGTATCATTAATTTCTGGAATTAAATTAGGCGAATGTATCACTGAAAAAGTGTCCTTACTGTATTGGAACATCGCAATGTAATTTGACATAGTTTTAAGTTTTTAATTGGTTAATCTGTTCAGAGAGTATCCCATCTCTTTGGCCCATGTTGGGTTTTCTTCGATTTGACGATGGCCTTCTCGTGAAACAGCCAGCCAAAACCGGGAATCGAGTAGAAGAGGTACGTTGTTTATTCTGGCCCATTGATCCGCAAATCCGATTCTGCCCATTTTATGATGGACGTCTGTTGTTTCTTGTCCGGTGACTGGACAAATTTTGTTTTCTATTTTGCCCATAAATTGTATTTTAGCTGCTATATATTTAGCGTCAATTATTGCCTGTTTTTTGGAAACCTTACGGATAGGTTTTCTGATTTTAATCTCTTTTGGCCTCTTTTCAGAATTAACCTTAATTCTATATGCTTTATAGTGAGCCTGGCATCTTTTCGCGATCAAGGGTCGATACGGAGCATCGGAAGGACAGTCCAGGCATTTGCCCGTTTTGATTTTTATTGTACTATTCATTGGTTCGTATATTTTGCTTGGAAATGATCAAGATCAGAGATTTTGAAATATTTTTTGTTGCCGTTTTTCTTCACGCAGGGGATTTTACTCTTTGATTGCCTGCGGGTGAAAGCATTGTAGGAAAGACATAAGTAAACTGCTGCATCTTTGCTACTGAGCATGTCTGATGTGTCTTCTTGTTTTGTCAATTCTCTGGAAAACTTACTTTCGCCTTGCTTCAAGAAAACTACCTTTCTGGGGATTTGCTTTGCTTTTGCTAACACTTCAAGTGCTTTTTCATGTTCTACTTTCTTTTGCGAGCGGGAACAAATATGATTAACGTCTCTTGTTATTGTTATATCTTTTTTAGCCATGATTTATAGTATTTCAATATTTTTACTAGGATTCGGAAGAGACAGATAATAATCCATGTCGTATGTAAAATTCTTTCGTGTGCTTTCCATTTCGGATTTCGATGGGTTTCTGTGTAGATAGATCAAACACCACTTTGCATAATTCTGATGATCTTCTTTGTCGTAGACCTTCGGAGGTCGGTCGTTTTGAGGGTGATGGAGTATTGTCATTAGTTTTCATGTTTTATCTGGTTTAATAAGTGCTTCAATCCTCTGCCGTCTATTATGGTTTTACCAGTGTGCCAGCCGGAATACGGGAATAATATCACAGTGCTGCCATTAAACTCAAATGATATTGCAGTGTCGCTTTGTATGATTACCTCAAATCCTAAAGCCCGAATCTTATTGACTGCGAACTGAACTCTTCCGGGCTCTAGTTGCTTTTGTCTTTCTTGGTTCAACCTTGGCATTTTTATTTATGATGTTTAGTATTTGTTCTTTATATTCTTTTGCGTGTTTTGCTTTTAACAATAATCTTTCTATGTACTCAGGGTCTTTTGGAATAATGATGTAATGCTCGTGAAGATTTTCATTATAAAATCGGTTATCGAAACTCATGAAAATGCATTCTTTCGTTCCAGTTAAATACATATTTGTTTGCATCTGTCCGTAATAGTCAGGCATTTTTGATTTTACCTCTTCAGCAGTAGAAATCATTAAATATTCCAAGTGTGTGTCAGAGTTGGGGCATTTGATCTCGACTGACTTATTTATACCTTTAATAATCACATCCGGAGTGCCACCTAAATTATATTCATCATCATAGAAGAAAACAAAGCCATTTTGAGAAGTGTAGATAAAATCATCATCGTCAACTGATCTGCCTAAATGTTTTGCCAGACTTAAAACGGCAACAGGTTCAGTATTTTTGCCACGTTCCATTGATGAATTGTAATAAGGCGGATCATTCGGAGCCAGTACAGCAGCTGCGCATTTTCTTATGTATGTTTTGGCCCCAACAGATAAAACCTCGTTTTTATCCTTAGCACTTGTTATCAGCTTTGACGATTCACTTGCTGTGAAATACTCTGCTCGGAAAGCCAGCCAATCCGGCTCATTATCAAATACAGCATACTTTATCATAACTTCATTTTTTCAGCGTTAGACTTTCCATTTGGGATTTCTTCAACTACTTCAACGTCTTTGAAGTCTTCAGGTCCATAAACGTCCTGAGCAATTCCAATTTCTGCTGCACATTTTTTTAATGCATCTGTAGCAGCGGCTTTTAAATCATTACCAATTGATAGAGGAGTTTGAGTGCCTCTTTTGAAAATAATATCTTTGTTGCCGTACTGCATCTTTACGATGGTTTGGCCACCCGATCTACACGTCAATCTACCTTTTACAACCACTTCAGCAGCTTCAATTAAAATCTGTTCTGAAACGATCTCAAAATCCCAATTCCAGCCGAACAGAATATTGAGTTGTTTTTTCATATAAGAACCAGACACGTACGTCCATGTACCGCCACCTTTAGCAGGTCGAATTTTCTTTGCTTTTTCAGGTGTTTTGCCAATCACCCCGTTCAGCTGGCCGACAGATAATATCAGGTCATTAGATTTGCTAATGTCGGCCGTGGTTATCATTTTTGGATCTGCCATATATTATGCGTTAAAGTGGTCGATTTGTCTTCTGATCATCGGCAAGCTGTCACCGATAACGATTTCTTTTTTCTTGTTTTGCGGGTAATATTTGAATTGTGTGCCATAGGATTCGATTACCCAACCGCGGTAAGTTTCTTTGTAATTTTTCATGTTGTTAATTTTATTTTGAGTTAATTATTTTGCTAAATCTCTTACCATCGCTGTCAGCGCATCATTTTTAGCCTTTCGGCTGGCGGTAGATAGTCCCACCTTGCTACCGCCATCTTGCTTTTTGGAAGCGTTTTTTTGTTCGAGAAACCGGTATATGTGTTCTATCGGTATTTGCTCTAATATCTTTGTGCTTAAACTTTTCATGCTGATTTTTTTAATCTGTGTTTTTCAAATTTTGCCAGCGTACAGATAACTGATGATCTGAAGTCTCGAGCCGAAAACCATTGTACCCACTTTTCATGTGAGATAAATCGGTATTTAAATCTGTTTTTTAGTCTCATTGTGGTTTGGTAAGAAATTCAATGAATTCACGGTAATACAATCTCAAAAAACCTGTTACAATTAACCCGGCAAGGGCAAATATTGTATTTTGGTAGTTCACCGCAGTTTTACCTGCGTTATCTTCACAATCTGACATCATTATTAATACCGATGTCGCTATTAAGATGTTTAGAACTGTTTTCATCAGAATTCTTTTTGCATTTTTATTCTCATATCTGCATAATCGTACTCACTTTCATCTTCAGAAGTAGAGTAGTTGTACTGTAGGTATTTCTCAACTGCTTTCTCTAACTCGGGGCTGATCTCGGCTATCTTCTCACCTTCGTCAGCCAGACAGAAATGCGAATCTGTGAAGTCGATGTAAATAGTAGGCGTTATCTGCAAATAACCAGTATACACACCGTATGTTGGGTTAAAATCAACCTCACCGGTAATGAAATTGTCATTTTCTAACCTTTGAAATGCCAGATTTTCGAGTGTTGGTATTGAGACGATTGTTTGCATGATTTGAGAATTTGATTGTTAAATACAGTCGATGACTTTCTTTACTTCTTTTTTGCAGTCTTTAGCCTGCTTTATTTTGTCGTCAGCGTTTTTGGCCGCCTTCATCAGTAGAACTTTAAGGCCAATTATATTGCCCTCAGTTACTCTGTTATTTCTATATGTAAGTTCTCTTAAAGAAGAAACACTTACATTTTTCACCTCATTATTGACGTCTGCCCGGTCATCTTTTGTAGTAAACATTTTTAGATACTCAGACAGCAGAAGAGGTATTGTTTCACCTATTTTTATAGCCATTGCGTAATATTTGTTATTTTTGTTAAAAATTAAGAGCAGTAACTCTGTAATTGTTTTACAAAGATAAAGAAACTTTATTTTAAAACAAGAAAAAAATAAAGTAACTTTATTTTTAATATCTAAACGATTGATAATCAATAAGAAAAATTTCTATTAAAATGGATAAGAATTCGATAAAACGATTTATTTCTCATTTGAAAGTATTACAGAAAGTAGAGAATCAAAAAGATTTTGCTTTGAAAATAGGCTATAAAAGTGAGTCTGCGTTTTCTCAAGCTATAAGCAAAACCCCAATTCCTGAAGAAACTTTGCTTAAGATAAAGAAAGTTTATCCCGAATTAGATGGTTGGGAAAAAAGCGTTATATCATCGGATGATGTAAAAAAATATGTTTTTGAAAAACTGCCTATAGAAGAAAAATTGAATTATATCCATAAGCAAAATATGGAATTGAGAGAAGAGAATGAAGAATTAAAAGATATGGTAGATCACTTAAGTCTTATGATGGAGATTTCATTAGCTCCAATTTTACGGCATTTCAAATTAAAGGCCGATGACCATAGTGTTATAGATAAAAGGAAAAGCTCAATTAATTAAAGCCTAATTGAGCTATTTTTATACTTAACCTAAACTTGTCTAAGTTAAAGCTTTCTGTAACGGCTTCAAAGAAAGTAATTTTTTGTTCTTTTGATAACAAGGAATACCTAACTTGTCTTAGTAATAAATGATTGTTAAAAATGTATTCATCAAATTCAATTAGACCTTTATCATAAAAAGATTCATTTCTATGGTGTAATTGCCTGATAAAACCCCTTTGTTCTCTATTAATTCTCTCCATAGGTTTTATCGTTTTGTTTAGCTATTCGATCAATTGACCTCCATTGAATATCATCTTTGAGAATTTGGTCTCCAACGTAATCATATAGTTTATAACCAACATAGAATACTGGTAATAGCATTATCAAAAATCCCATTCGATGCCACCAATCTGGATCTAATTCAAAACCGTATCTCATAAGTTCGTACATTGCCAAAGAATATAAAGAGGCGTAAATTGGAAGGAAATAGCAAATGTGGTATGCTCTCATGAAACGACCTACACTACATAATATTATAGTCACATAAAGGCTTTCAATCCAAACATCTGACCTTAATTTAACACCTCTTCCATCCAACATTGTATTAAAAGCTGGATCTATCCAAGACCAAATATTGTCAGTAAATGGAACAAAGCCCGCTAATATTACTATTAACGAGCCAATAGTTTTTAGATAAGTCAATCTGTGTTTATCTAAATGTAGTCTTAAATGCTTTACTGTCCTGTTATCTCCTAGGCGGGACAGGAACGTCTTTTGGGTCTCCTCCATCTAAGGGTGGGTTTTCGGGCGGTAATCCAGGGCCGTCAGCAGTATTTGCTGGAGGTGTAAAACGAATAGAATCACTAATAATATTCTCGCTCTCCGTTTTGCTTTCTGAATTACTCAGCGGTTTTAGTTTTAAATCTGTTTTATTTACATAATTAGGATTGGAGATTTCTTCTTCTCTTTCTCCGGAGCACGATAAGAGCAAAGAACTTGCTCCGATAGCGAATAAAATTATTCTTGTTTTCATAAATTGTTAATTAAAAGTTTAGCTGCAAAATTAACAAATAATGAGGCAAAAATATTAAATTATTTCACTATGTATCGAAATGCTAATATAAATAAATAATTCATTCGACAATGAAAAATTTTATATTCAAAACATATTTTATAATCAGTCAAAACAAAGATTATTACGGGAAACCGTAAAATTGAGGTGTTTATATTTTTATATTTGTGGAAAATAGTAAAATGAAGAAAATAATAACATTGTTTGCTTTAATCTGTAGCTTATCAGTATTTGGGCAAGAGTTTGAGTTAACTCCTGATAATTTTAAATGTAAAACAGACAAAGTTAATGATTATGTCATATTGGAAATGCCAGGATATAGCAAACAAGAGTTATTCAATAAGTCAAAAGAATTCATCAACCAATATTATAATAACCCCAAATATGTAACAGCTGAATCTGAAAATGATCAATTAGTAGTAAATGCTTTTGGTAGTAAGTACAACATGACATTAATGAGTTGGTATAATGAGTATCAAATTGAATTGTTATTCAAAGATGACAAAATAAAACTAACACCAAAATTCAAATGGATAAAAAATTACAACGGAGGAGACAATCTTCCTTTGGTGCTAAGTTCTGGCTATCTTTGGGCAGTGTTTAACAAAAAAGGAAAAGTTATGAGAGAAAAAGCAAAAGAGACAGCGGAAAGTGATATAAAAGAATTTATCAAGGGATTGCATGAAAAAATTAGCTCCAAAAATGATTGGTAACAATAATAAAATATAATATGAAAAAAATATTCACATTATTAACACTCCTAATTACAGTTTTAATATTTTCCCAAGATTTTGTTTTAACTGAAACTAATTACAAATTAAAACCTGACTTATCAAAAGATTATGTGGTTTTATATTTTCCAGATAAGAACGAAGAAGCCTTGTTTAATCTTGTTCAAAAAAACATAAAATATAAGTTTAAAACACAGATTATTAATTATCAGGAAATACAAAACGAACAGATAATTGTAGATGTGACTAGTCTAGCTTCAAGAACAATTTATATAAATAAAAGAGGCTCTAATGTTTGGAAAGTTGTTAATAGGTATGAGCTAAATTTTAAAAACGGCAAAATAATGGTTCGCCCATATTTTTTAAAACTAATAAATGAAGATTTAAAAACAGAAGTTTCTTTGGGAAATTTTTTCAATAGTAGAGGTATTGTTAGATTAGAACATGGAGTGGAATTTGCAGAACTTCTGACCAACTCCTTTGTAAGAACTTTTAATGACGATTTAATAGAAAACAAAAAAGAAGATTGGTAATAAATAGCATTATGAAAAGAATATTTACACTATTAACATTTTTATTTACAGTTTTTTTATTCTCGCAGGAGCTAAAGTATGAAGAAGTTGTAAAGGTTGATTCAACAGCAAAAAAGGACGAATTATTTTATCGCGCCAGAACATGGGCTGGACAAACTTTCAGTGAAAAAAATAATTTAATTACAACAGAAGATAGAGAAACTGGTGAAATTAGTGGTGTAGCAATTTATGATTATAGAACAGAAAAGGGGTATTATGGGTTTGAATGTGCTGAGGGGCCAGTTTCGTATAAATTCAGCATTTTTGTGAAAGACGGTAGGTATAAGTATTTATTTTATTCTTTTGTACATACGGGTTCAGGTGGTCCTTCTTGTAGACAAGTTAATTACGGACCTTTAACATTAATCGAAAAAGCGCCTTTAAAAGGTAGTGGAATCGCCGATGACCGAGCGTGGGCGGATGTTAAAGAAAAGACGATGTCCAAAATTCAATCTCTTGTTTCTGGATTAAAAAATTCAATGAACAAGAAATATGAGAGCAGCAACGAATGGTAATATGTAAGGGAACTATTTTAGTTCCTTTTCTTATTTTTCAATACAAAATTCCGTAACAAAAAAGTAACAAAATCAGTAACAATCCATTATCTTTACACCGAAATATAATATTAAAAACAACGGTAAAACGCTGTTAATACGCATAAAAAGAAATTATTTCTGACTGGCAGTCAAAAGGTCACGGGTTCGAATCCCGTATTCTCCACGTAAAAGGGTTGTAATTTAATTGATTACAGCCCTTTTGTTTTTTTGATGATTGAGGTGTAAAACTGATTAAAAATCATTTGGGGGAGAATACCTTTTTATTAATCGCTATGGTAGACAAAGATGAATAATAACAAAGTGTTTTTAGGATAAACAAAGGCGCTTCGCTTATTTTTGAAATACAAGGTTGTAGATAATTTACATTTTTGAAAATAGCAGATAATACTGTTGAGTTTTCATTAAGGACAAAATGGGGTATACTGTGGCAGATTAATCGACTTAGGAAGCAGGAGCTTTAAAAAACCGTAAGGTTCGCCGATTCAAATAAAAAAATAAAAAGTTAGAGGCAAAATTGAGATTGAATCCGTTAAAAAATTTCCACTGTCTGAGCATGGCTCGTATTTAGACCCGAAGAAGAACAGCCTGATCCATGCGAGTTTGGAAATTTTAGGAGTTAATATCAATTTTTAGCGGATGATTCCAGTCTTGAATTTTGTATACTTTTTTCAAGAAAAAGTATAATAAAAAATAATTACTACCTTCTCTGATTCTGATTTACCTATGTTTCTCAACTAACCCAGAAAATCCGGTTCTATAAAAACCAGCAATGCGGCAATAATTTACACGTCTTCTTTTTCAAAGAGCTTTTTGTTATATTTTTGGAAATTAGTAAATTATATTTGTACAAATATTTAGAAGCAACCACATATTCATAATGGTTAACATTAGCCACATTTTAATGATTGAACCAAATCAAAGTGGAGCAGATGGATGTAATATTGTTTTAACAAATGGTACTTCGTTCCGGTCAATTGAACATTATGATACGGTAATTGGAAATATAATAAATACTAAAGAGTAAAACAGCCTCTTAATTGAGGCTTTAATTATTTGGAATTATATCTTACATTTTGGGGTAATGGCTTAGAAATGCTTTTATCTACAACCTTTTCTCTCATCATAGATTTTTTATTAAAGTGACGAGAAATATTTTGTGATAATTCTGTGAAATTATCAGTTCCATCATCTTTCTGATGATAAAAAATTTTAATTGATTTACAATTGTTATGTTCAAATAAGGTATTCAGCAATGTCCTGTCGGACAGGCCACACGAATGCCCCATGATAAAGATTTGAAAATCATTACTTTCAATCCAGTTAAGTAAATTTCTATAATTTGAATTATTAAAGTACATGAATGATTTAATATTTTTCAAAAAAGCATTATCTCCAGTATTTTCAAGAATTTTATAATGATCATCCATCTCATCTCCAAAACCAAAGTTTATAGGGTTTCTTACATCGCTTATTTGCCCATGTATAGGTGTATAAAATATTTGTCCAAAACCTCTGCGTCCCATACGAGACATAATTGATACGTAGTTGGAGCAATTACTAGTGTAGTTAAAATCAACAAACATTGTTTCAAATGCATCGTTTTGATGAGAGTCAAAATCAGGATGAAATAAATTGTCAAAATCTATAAGACTGCTTCTATAGTTGGGCGGGAACTCTGAAAACAAATCAGAATAGGGCTGTTTTTCTAAATTATTGAAACTATACTCGAACAAGTCAATTATAGAGATACATCTACTATATGTGCCATCATAGCTATATTTTTTTTCAACCTCTTCATCAATGTATAAATGCAAAAGATTTTTAATTTGCTCGAAATCGTCATTAAGAATCTGCACATTTCCCAGCTTAGGAAACTTATTATCTCCTTTTACAATAGACTTTAAAACATCATAATAAATGTTTTCAATATCAACCCAGTTTACAATGTTTTTAACCGTAATTAGTTCAAACAATTTGTTTCTAAATGAAAAAACTGTACGTGGTGCATCATACAGGGTTTCTTTGTATAAAACAGAATATGTAGAATTACTATGTAAAGGCTCCTTAATGCTGTATGCGCCGCCTCTACATTTTTCCATCACGTATTTATCAAAATCTGCATAGCAAGAAATGTTTTCATCAACAGTAAAACTAGTTCTATCTACATTGAATAGGGCATTTATTAAAGGATTTTCTGAGTTATAGTTTTTCCATATCCAGTTTAAAAAATTACCATAAGAAGTGGGGAGCCCATGCGCTAAGTCAAATCCATTACCTATAATGACAAGTCTATTCAT